CTGCTGTTGCATGAGTTCAACAAGATGAGCTTCACTGCGTACCTGTTGATAAACGTTTACATTTAACAAGTCTAACTTAACATAACCGCGCTGTTCGGCCTGACGATAGTCGATGGTAGCACGATTGGTCACCGGATCATGTGGAATCTCAGTTACATAAACCCCAGTATTATGTTGTGTGCGATCTGTGAGACTAGCCGCTCTATGTTTGATTAAGCCTAAGATTTTACTACGATCTGCGAAATCAATATCAATGTCTGAAGTGAATTTCATAGCTGTGCCGAACTCAATACTTGACGTACAAAAGCAACGTCCTCTGCTGCATCACGGAATTTGGTTTGCCAGTACCCAGGATCAATCATGTCAATTATGTTGTTGATCTGGTCTTCCTGCAGCCTGTCTAAAAAATCAGCACCTGAATCACTTTGATACACTACCCAAGGACTGATGCGACCAGTGGCGATATGATAACAGATTCTGTTTTCATTTACCAATCTAAAGTAATCCCTATAGCCATTACGCAACTCCGGATGCCGATGAGCATGATCTACCATGGTTTGTACACTACGTTCTAGTGCATCCTGCACTGATTCTTTTTTAAGATATTCGACCAACCATTGTGCGTAGAATTGGTCAGAGCACCACTGGTCTAGTCGACGATTATTCTTTAACAGCCACTTGGTATAGTTTGCAAGATTGACACAGTGTATGCTATGACAATGTCTACCAAATCGTACAAACGCAGTATAGTATGAACTGTCAACAAAATCTTTATAGGTTTTGGTGCCAGAGTTTGGCATGGTATTGTAAAATATCAAGTAGGCCTGTAGTCCCCATTGTACACCAATTTCTGACTCCTGTTGGAATCTGCGTTTACGCTCGCAGGCATGATGTACTAGTGTGGATTCTTTGGTAAACTCTCGATTGCAATACTGACATTTATAGGTCATCTTTGATTTGCCTATCGTCCCATCCTAGGTTTTTAGCATGTTCCACTATGTCTTTGGCATCGTTGATCTTACACAGCAGTTCTATCTCATCTTTGTTACACAATGGAAATTCCTGTGCAAACATCTGGCTGCCTTTTAATTTGCTTTCACGGCTTTTGGCTTTGATCCAGTAATGTTTATATGTACCTAGCCCAGGGCTAACTGTGGTGCACAGCAACCATTGTAATTTTTTATGACGGCCTAAACTAAAAAAGTCTATGTTGACTCTTTCATTGGTAGCTCTCAGATAATACTCAGCCAAGTCTGGATCAGCATCAATGTTGGCGCCCCACTTTAGCATTAGGTAGGTACTGAATTTCTTAAGTTCATCGGCGCTTAAGCTATCATAGAAATCGCGATCCTTTTTATCAAAGCAACGCATTTCATTATGTATACTAAGTTTGTCGCTCATTACCATGCTTTCCCAAAGTCTACTACTTCACTGACACGACTGATTTCTTTAACAAAAAATGCACACAATGGACTTTCTGTATCCGAGTCCAATGGTACTGCTAACATCTGCCCTGGCTTAAGTTTAGGAAAATACCACTTAACGTCCTGATAGATATCAACAATTTCAACTTGATGAAATTCTGGTCTATAACTGGTAATGGGATTAAAACAAAAGGCAGAAAAGCCGCGATCGTTTATACTGGTCAGCGGTACAACTTCTAAGTCGCCCATGTCGATCTCGCCAATTAAGAGTTGCCAATCCACTGGCATTTTTACTGTGTTTTGACCTATTCGCAGCACCAAGGCCGGCGAATTAAAACTCTCTAAAAAGATAAGAGGTATGAAAAAATAATCCGGGGTCTTTGGGTCGGAATTATCCAACACACAAAAACGAAGGTCTTCAACCTCCTCAGGGATTTCGTTAAGGTCGTAACTACGATTGGTATCTAGGTTTAGTATTCTTGACATATTGTATATTATAGATAATCAGTGCGTTCAAGGTCAAATGGATAATTTGCCTCTCGATAAAAATTCTTACGCTGTGTGAGATGCCGCTTGGCAAATTTACAGGAACTGGTTACGTCCCAGATTTGTACGAAGTCTTTGTCTGACGCTTTTCTAATACCACGCCCAATACTTTGTATAACCCGTACAAAACTTTTACCAGGCTCAATAAGCACAAGATTAAAAATCCTAGGAATATTGATGCCAACTGCCGCCACACCGTAGGTTGCGACGATAACTTTATCTGCTGCCGTTGCCACTTCGTCATATTCTTCCTGCCTTTCAGTGCCTTTGGTGGCGCCCGAAACAAATACTGCATCTCGTATGCGTTCTACCAATGCACGACCTGCTGCTACTCGGTCAATTAAGATCAAGGTATTGCCCGACTCACGTATGCGCTCAATCATGCTAGCGATATAGTCTAGTCGCTGTTGGTTTTCTAACAGATACTTGAGCTCACTTTGGTAATTGTTAAATTCTTTGTGATCAAGTAACTGTATGATGTTTACATGACACTGTGCTAGTACTCCTTGATCTTGTAACTCACTGGCACTAAGTTGACCTATCACTGGTCCTAAGGTACATAATAAAGCCAGTCGGTTATAGTCCTCCTTGGGCACTGTACCAGTTAGTCCCCAACGTATAGGCACATGACTCATCACGCCAGTCAACAATGTCTTGAGTGCATCTGCTTTGGCCATGTGTACTTCATCCACGATCACACAGACTACATCTTCTAAAAACTCTTGTATGGTTATGTCACTGGTATCTGCTTGTGTGTTTTTTAAAAGTACATTAAGACTTTGCCAAGTGCAAATAGTATGCTGGTGCCCAGGTTCCTTACGATCACCAAAGTATACCCCAACATCGAGACCTAAGTTGCGATAATCCCGCTCGGTTTGTGTGACCAAACTTTTATTGGGTACCACTATCACGCTTCGGCCATGTCTTTCTACGCTGTGGCTCAAAGCCGCAGTCATAATAGTTTTACCTGCACCAGTGGCTACTTCCTGTATACACTGCGGATTATCCAAGAATCGATTTATGATATCCAACTGATAATCACGCAACTGTATAGCTTTACCAGCATCGGGATGGCCTTCTGGCCACTTGTGATGTTCGAAACTCTGCTCAGAGATACGCTGAAATTCAAATGTAGTGCTATAGTTGCGTATGTCTTCTATATCAATGTCGTAACCTTGTTCTTCTAATACCGGTATAATTTCCGGTAACAGGTTGATATAGGTAGCACCAGCCAAACTAAAATAACTGACTTTACCGTCCCACCGACCTAGTCGAACTGCTGGTAGATATCTTGCTCCTGGAATTTCAAATTTAAATTTGTTGGTCAATAATCTTCTTGTGTTGACGTCTAGATCCGTGATCTTGACATTGACTTCATCACGTATCTGTAGTTGGCATTGAGGCATTGTCTAGTATTCGCTGTGAGTAGTAAATAATTTTCTGCGCTGATTGTAGCATTTGTTGGCGGCGACTTCCTATCATTAAGGTGTGACTGGTCACTAACAAAGGCACATTGACCTGTGCTAGTTTCCAATGGTTAAAGTATACCACAGGTTGATTATAGTGTGTTGCGGTAGGCATACTTTTTAAATCTAGTATTTGATCTGGCATCCAGCATAGTTCCAGAGCTTGACGCAGTTGACTTGATCCAGATTCATACACATAGATAGGGTATCTATTGGTCATTGCTGCATACTTCTGCACAGCAGTAAGATCTAGTTCTGCGCCAATTTCATAATGCAGGTTTATATCGCGTCCTAGTAATAGTTCTAGTACAACAGCGTCGATCTCTTCTGGTAAGTGATTATATACTGTGTTATCTACTGTATAACCACATATGCCTGCGAGGTCTATCAACCGGGCAAGATTGCCAGTACCAAAGCCGCCATTGTTATTGATGTAATCACAAAGACTGTCAGCGGCATTTGAAATCTCAAAATCTGTACCATTGTACCTTAATTGTATTGCATAGTCCTCTTGACTGAGCATACTTTCAAGGCATTGATTAAACTCAGGACCAAAGCTAAAATTATATTTAGCACCGAATTCCTTGGCCCAGATAAGCCTAGGCTCTATTAAACTAGATAACCAACAGCGTTTTTCTCTATCAAATAATAATTTGCCTGGTAATTCCGATACCGCAGCTCTAACATGACCAATAAGTTCTTGATTATACGGAAAGCGTATTTCGATATTGCCGTCAACCACTTCGATGTGTTGACTGCGATCTATGGTACGAATAGGAAACCTAAACTTGGGTTCAGATTGGTGATCTATGGAGTATCCGGCCGCGGCCCACTGTTTTCTATATTTGGTAACAATCTTATGAGCTAGTACAGCCTGTTTATCAGTAAAGCCTTGCTGCCGTTGTATTTGCTCACCCATGCTATTTACTATGGGTTCATCATACCTGGCCAATTTAATAACTGGATCCTTAGGGGGCCATGTCAATACATGATCGGCCATAAGATCTATGTAATCTTCAATGTAAGGCAGTGTCTTCATTGTGCTATTATAACTATATATCTTACAAAAGTCAAAAAAAGTGCCCCGAAGGGCACCAAAGGCTGCGAGGCCGGAGCGCAATGATTAAACGGCTGAAGTCAGTTCTCGGTTGGTACGATCAATCTGTTCACGCAGGATATGCTCTACCATTTGGTTAAAGGTGATATCACGATCATGTGCCATGCGAGCTATACTGGCAAAGTCCTCGTCAGAGATATCAATGGGCATAGTAACACGCTCGTCGTAGTCTCTGCCGTCACGAATGGCTTCTGCTTTGGCAATGAAGTCATCTAAGACATCGAGTTCAACAAAATCAACATCATCCCAGGCTTGACGATAGTTCTCGCAATGCGCTGGTGCTGCCTTAATATAGGCTTCACGAGCACCAGTGTTGGGGTTGAACCAACGATAGGCAC